AATCGTAAATGTTTGGTTATTCGTAAAATTGGTAATACATTGAGAGATTCAATATATGCACTATTTAAAAGTATTCTATCTGATTGGAATTTATATAATACTGTAGAATTTAGGGATACATTATTAACAATATCATTTCCCAATGGTTCAGAGTTCATTTTTAAAGGTTTAGATGATAGTGAGAAAATTAAATCTATTGCAAATATTGATGATATTCTTATTGAGGAAGCAACAGATATTACATTAGAGGACTTCTCACAGCTTAATTTACGTTTGCGTTCAAAGAATCCATATAATCAAATACATTTAATGTACAATCCTGTATCCAAAAGTAATTGGGTATATGAGTATTGGCACAATAGAGATATTGATTTATCTACTACAATGGTATTGCATACAACATATCAAGATAATAAATTCCTTCCATCTGATTATATTCAGGCTTTGGAAGAAATGAAAGAAACTAACCCAACATATTATAAAATTTATGCTTTAGGTGAGTTTGCAACACTTGATAAACTTGTATTTAATAGGTGGCAAGTACATAATTTTAATTATCATGATTTGATAAGAGAAAATAAGAATATTAAAGCATTATTTGGATTGGATTGGGGCTACACGAACGATCCAACCGCCTTTATATGTGCCTTAGTTGATAATGTAGATAAAAAGTTATATATATTCGATGAATTTCAAGAGCGGGGTTTACTTAATGACCAAATTGCAGATAAAATTGTTAAAATGGGATTTGGTAAAGAGGTTATTATTGCAGATGGAGCTGAGCCAAAGTCCATTGATGAATTATATAGGAATGGTATTATAAGAATTAAGAGTGCCAGAAAAGGTGCTGATTCTATATTAAATGGTATCCAATTTATACAGCAATTTGAGGTTATCATTCATCCTGATTGTAGCCATATAGCGGAAGAATTTCAAAATTACACATGGCAGAAAGACAAAAATGGAATTTATATAAATAAGCCAATTGATAAGTATAATCATGGTATAGATGCCTTGCGTTATGCTTTGGAAGATATAAATAAAAAGAGTAACAAAATTAAAATAACTCCTAACTGGTTTAGGTAGATAGAAAGAAGGTATTAAATGCAAATAACGGAAGAATTGATATTGAATTGTTTGAAAGAATTACAATCAAACCAATATAAATATACAATGCTAAAAAGATATTATTCAGGTGAACATGATATTTTGAATAGTTATGCTATGCAAGATGCACGTTCAAATATGAAAGTAGTTGTTAATTTTTGTAAACGCTTCATTGATGAACGTGTTTCATATATCACAACTAACCCAATAAACTATATATCACGTTCAGGTGATACGGATATTATAAATGTTATAGCCCAAAATATCGCCATATGGGAGAAGCTGAATAATCAGAACCTTCTAAAACAAGCTCAAATTTATGGAAAATCCTATTCACTTGCGTATTTAGATGAGGATGCTGAATTTCAAAGTATAACACTAACTCCATTAAACTGTTATGTGTTAGAAGCTGAACGCATAGGACAAAGTAGTGTTTTGGCATTACATACTTTTTATCTTAAATTTGATGATAAAACCCAATATTTAGATGTATATACTAAAAATGAAATATTGCATTATAAAGTAACGTCAAATAGTTCAATTGAGTATTTAGGCAAGGATATACATATTTTTGGTAAAGTTCCTATTGTTATATGTAGAGCAAATGCAGAAGAAAAAAGTTTGATTGAGGATATTAAAAGCCTCAATGATTCATTTAATAATGTGCTTAGTGACCTTGTAAATGAAGTTAGTGACTTTAGACAATGTTTTATGAAGGTTGTTAATGCTGAATTAAGTGAGGAAGATGCCAAGAGAATGAAGTCATCTGGTATAATTCATTTATCTGGAACTGATTCAAGTATTGACTATTTGACTAAACAAATAAATGATACTTTTGTGAAAAACTTACTTCAAGAATTAGAAGAAAAAATGTTTAAAACTGTTAGTACAATTGATAGTAACGAGAAAATGCAATCTAACACAAGCTCCGTTGCTATTCGTTCAAGATTATTTTTGCTTGAAAGTGTATGTGGTTTAATTCAAGCAGAATTAGAAGCAACAATAAGACAAAGATTACAAATGTTCTTTAATTTATATGCTATTAAAAATAATATTCAATATTCTCATAAGGATGTGGTTATTAAATTTACACCAAATATTCCAAACGATATTACATCATTAGCTGATGCAGCGAGTAAATTAAGTGGTATTGTATCACAACATACTTTATTATCTCTATTCTCATGGGTGGAAAATCCAGATGCAGAGATAGAAAAGTTTCGCAAAGAGCAGGATTATAATAATATAGACCTTGATAAAATTGGTGGTGCTACAGTATAATGGCTGATAATAAAAAGGCATTAGAGAAAGCTATATTATCTATTAAAACATCTGGTGAAAAACAAGCCATTAAAAGTATGAAACCAATTCTTCAAGCCTATAAGCGTTCATTAGACGATGTTAGAACAGATATAGCAAAAATTTATATGGAATATACTGTTGACAATGCTTTGAAAATATCCAAGCAACAACGCTTGGCAGTCCTCAAGGAATTAGAAAAGAAATTAGTATCGCAGGCTAAAGAATTGGGTGCTATTGATGTTGAGGTAACAACTAATATTCTTGAAGATTCATATAAGGATACCTATTATAAAACTGCATTTTTGCTTGACACAGGAGTTAAAACTGGTATTGATTTTGCCTTATTACGCCCTGAAATGGTAAAGGCAGCAGTTACTATTCCTATTGAAGGTAAAATGTTTAGTGACCGAATATGGGATAATAAAACATTACTTGTCAATCGTGTTAGGCGTGATGTGGAACAGGCTGTAATTAGTGGGAAAAGTGTTGAGCGTTTGGCTCGTCAAATTAAAAACACCTTTGGTTCATCTGCTTATGAGTCGCAAAGGCTTATTTCAAATGAAGTTGCAAGGTGTATGAGTCAAGCACAAGATGAAATATATAAAAATTCAGATGTGGTAGAACAAGTTATGTTTTCAGCAACTTTGGATAATAAAACATCAAATATATGTCAAGATTTAGATGGAAATACTTATGACAAAACAGACAATTATCCAAGTATTCCAGATGGGACTCATGTAGGTTGTAGGTCGTGTTATGTGCCTGTGATTAAGGATTGGAAACTATCTACAAGACGTGATAACTCCACAGGTGAAACAATACCATATCAAACATATTCAGAGTGGTCAAAGGACAAAGGAATTTAGGAGGCTTACATAGTTGGAACAGGAAAAAAGTAATAAATTTATTATAACACAAACGCAACTTAGAAAAACAAAAGAAAATGCAAAGTTTGATATTGATATTATAAAGGATTTTGCTAATACCAAACGTAGGGCAGAATTTGGACATATATGTGATGGTTGCAGTTTTAAATTGCGTTGCTTTAAATGGGGTAACAGTATAATTATAAAGTGTGTTAAGTATTCTCAAAAGGTTGAAAAGCCATATATCAAGAAAAATTACAACAAAAAGTATTAACTAATTATGGACTTGTCTATTATGGATAAGTCTATTTTTATATATTAAATTACAATTGCGTTTTTGGTGCTAAAGTGTCAAAAGGGCAGAGAGGATGGTAACAAATGAGTTTTGAAGAGGTAAAAAAGTACATCGAGGAGAACAAAGAGAAGGACAATAGTCTCAAAGAATATCTTCAGGGGTTTAATGCTTACACCGTTGAAGGAGTTCAAAAGTTTATTGTGGATAACAAAGAGGCTACAAGTTGGCTGGATAGTGAAAAGGATAAACACCTGAATAAGGGGATTGATACATTTAAGTCTAATAATTTGCAAAAATTGATTGACGAAAAGGTCAAAGAATTATATCCTACTGCCGATCCAAAAGACCAAGAGCTTAAAAAGTTACAATCTGAAATTGAAAATATTAAGCGTGAATCATCTCGTAAAGAATTGACAAATAAAGCGTTAAAAGTGGTAACAGAGAAAAAATTGCCTGTTAGCTTAGTAGAATATTTTATTGGTGCTGATGAGGAATCTACACTAAAAAATTTAGAAACATTTGAAAAGACTTTTACAAGTTCAGTTACTTCTTTGGTTGATGAGAAATTAAAATCAAGTTCTTATACACCAGCAGGAGATGACAAAAACAAAGGTAATGCAGATCCATTCCTTGAAGGATTGGGACTATAAATTAAACTTAAAACTATAAAAATTAAAGGAGATATAACACTATGGCTATAAATTTAGCAACTAAATACAGCAACAAAATTGACGAGGTAGTAAAAGCAACTTCACTAACAAATGTAGCAGTAAATACTGATTATGACTTTGTAGGAGGTCAGACTGTAAAGGTTTATTCTTTCGGTGTAGCACCTATGAATGACTACCTTGCAAGTGGTTCTAACAGATATGGAACACCAGCAGAGCTTGAAGACAGTGTGCAAGAAATGACAATGTCACAAAAGAAATCATTTACTTTCACTATTGATAAAACAAATGCAATTGACTCTCCAGAGGGCGTAAGGGATGCAGGAAAAGCATTGCGTAGGCAAATTGATGGAGCAGTTACGCCTTTAGTTGATACATACAGACTTGTAAAAATGGCAACTAATTCTGCATATTCAGATTATACAACCATTACAACAAGTATTGCATACTCTAAATTCCTTGATGCAAATGCTTCAATAAGTGAACTTGAAATGCCAATCGAAGGCAGAATTGCATATGTTTCTCCAGATTATTATAAGCTATTGAAACAAGATACAAATTTCATCAAGGCTTCTGATATGGCACAGGATATGCTAATTAAAGGTCAAGTTGGTTCAGTAGATGGAGTTGCAATTATTTCATGTCCATCAACAAGACTTGCAGCAGGGGTAAGCTTTGTTATTACTAATCCTATGGCTTGTACTTCACCTATTAAATTAGCTGATTACAAAATCCATGAAGATGCACCGGGTGTAGCAGGCTACCTTGTAGAAGGATTAGTTTATTTCGATGCTTTTATCTTAAACAACAAGAAAAATGCAATAGCAACACAGTTTGGTAAATTGGGGGCTTTAACACTTGCTATGACAGCTTCAACAACTGGTAAGGGTGTATTAGCAATTGGTGGTAACTCTAACGGTGGTACTCTTGTTTATAAAACTGCTTCAAGCCAATCAGCAGCTACATTAGGTCTTGATGTTAGTGCATGGACTGCTGTACCAGCTAATGGAGAAATTACTGCAACAGCAGGACATAAAGTGGCTGTAGCTGTAAACATTGGCGATAAAGCTGTAGCGGCTTCATCTGCAATCACAGTAGCTGTTGGTGAATAATTAGTATAAAAATAGAGGGCAGTTAATATTGCCCTCTTAAATAAAGGCGGTGATGGAATAAATGAGAACTGGTGTAGCCTCAAGTGGGGGATGGATTACTTTGGGTGAAGATGAATTTGAAAAGACTGTGATACTTGAACGTACCCTTGATTATTTAAAAATTATGTGGACAAATGACACATTTTATGGATCAGATATAACATTATGGATTAATGATGATGAGTCACCCATTATTTTAGAAGATTATAATTATGGTTCAAATAGTTCTATTGTAGGTCAATGTATGGCATATGAACTGGATAACTTTTTAATTGAAAAATTTAGGGTTGTTTTTAATAATAGTAATCCAAATAGAAAATTAACCTATTTTGGATATTATTAAGGCGGTGATATAAATGAGTTTTTTAGATGATTTAGTAACAAAATATAGTGAATATATCATTGCTGTTAGAATAATAATTAGCCTTGATATATCAGATGAAATTATTGCTATGGCTATCGATAAGGCATATATGTCAATCCTTAAATATACTGGATGGGTTGAATATGATGTTAATTATACATCTGCTTTAATTTCCCTATCTATTGCTTACATAAATAAGGATAATGTTAATTATTCTGTTACTAATAGTGATAGAGTGGTTAAAAGTATTACTCAAGGTTCACGAGCTGAAACGTATGAGAATAATACTATTACATTTAATTCCAATGGACTAACTGATGATGTAATTGGTATGCTTCCATATCCAAAATTGAAGGTGTTATAATATGGCTAATTACTTTTATAATAAAACTATTGAAATATATGGTTGCATAGAAGAAGATACAATTGATGATGCAGGTATTGTTACAGAAGCAACTCCAACATTATTAAAGACTATTGATGTAGATATACAACCATATTCAAGCGAATTGCTATATAAGAATTATGGCTATCAAATTGATTGTACATATAGAATATTTAGTCCCTTAGATGATGCTATTGCACTTGGTAACATTATTGAATATCGTTCCAACAGATATAAAATAAACAAAGTTATTTCGTGGGATGATTATTGTGAGGTATTTATAAATGACATTTGAACAAGCAATTAAGGATATGCAAAATAAGAAAATTAAGGCAATGACAGAAGCAGTTATCATAATTGAAGCAGATGCAAAACTTAATTGTCCTGTTTTATCTGGTACGCTAAGACGTTCAATAACGCATGATGTAACACAAGAGGGCAATACCACAATAGGTGTTGTTGGTTCAAATGTTGAATATGCTTATTGGGCTGAACGAAAGAAACCATATTTACAACCTGCATTAGATAGCAATTTGGAAAGTATAAAACGTAGAATTGAGGAGGTGTTGAACGCTTGACAGATAATATAAAAAACATTAGAAAACATCTTTTAAATGATACTACTTTTAAAACTCTATTAAATGATAAGGATGCAATTTATTTAATTGAAAAGCCTATAAAATCAGTAGAAAATCCATATATAGTCTATTTGTATAAGCCAATTGGCACAGGTGGATATATAACAGATTTTCAGATTGAATTTAGGATTGTAGGTAAAGATTTAACTAAATTAACATCATTACAAAATAGAATGATTACCTTATTAGACTTTAATAGGGATACACAACCAATTGAGGGAATAAGACATTGTAAATTGCTTAATGGTGGAGGTATGGTTAGAAATCCAGAGACGGACAATTACGAGTTGATTGTCTTTTTCTTATGCAAGATTTAACTAAAAATTAGAATGGAGAGTGAATATATATGGCTTTAGATTACAAAGAAACGGATATTGACAATATTTTATTAGGTGATGGTGAACTTTATCTTGGAATACTTCCAGATGGTACAGATCCAGAAACTGCATTGTCAACAGTTATTGATGATGCATTAAAGAATATTGGTATTATAGAAAGTGGTGCAACGCTTAATATTGATAAAAAAATGAAGGACTTGAAATCAAATAGGGGTATTGTAGGTAGATACACTACTGAAACAAATACAAGTTTTAAGAGTGGTGTTTTGTCATGGAACATTAATGACCTTAATTCTTTGCTTGGTGCAACTGTTACAACAGATGGTACAAGTAAGAAAACGGTTGTTGGTGCAAATGATAGACTTCCAGTAGTCTATTTAAGATTTATACATACTAAGGCAGATGGTGGCACATTAACTGTTAATATGTATAGAGCACAGGCAGAAGGTAAACTTGACTTTAAATTTGATAGAGAGAAACATACAACTATCAATTATGAATTTATGGCATTAGCTTCAAGTGCTGGTAATTATGTTGAAATACTTGAAACATTCCCAGTAGAAGCATAACAATAGGGGGATTAACTTCCCTCTTAATAATACAAATATTACAATTATAGAGGAGATAAAAATACAATGAGTAATAAAATTATAGATTTAGGTTTGTTGGTACA